TTGGCCCCGCCGTGGCGGGCCTGATGGCGGCCTTCCGCGCGGCCAACCCTGGCGAAGGCAGGCTCACCAACCGAACCACCGGGCACAGCACGGGTGACGTCTATACCCACATGGACGAGTTCACCCAGGACCTGGACCGGGCCGACCAGCAGCGTGACAAGGTCGCGCGCCGGAAGGCAATCGACAAGCTCCGCCGCTCCCGTGAAGCCGGGACGGTCAAGAGCGAACGCCGCTCACCTTTCGGCGGCTAAATCCAACGGCGCGTGGGGGCGTCGGTAGCAGTCGCCTCCCCCACACCTACCCAAATACCAAGAGATAATCCGAAGGCCGTGAGGCCGGGGTGCGCCCCGACAACCTCCGCCAGTGCCGAGGACCTTGAGGAAGCGGGACGCAAGAAACCCAACCCCAAGGAAAGTTCCCTTTAATGAGTAACAGCACTCCCTCTCGTCCAGGTCTTCGCGAAGGCGGCTCCGATCCGCTAGAGCTGCTGCTGGACGTTCGCGGTCGCGAAGTCCTCAACGCCTACGCGGCGGAAATCAAGATCGCGGACAAGATCAACTCGCAGTCCCTCAAGGGCGCCAAGAGCGTCAAGTTCCCGGCCTTCTGGAACGCGAGCGTCAGCTACCACACCCCCGGCGTCGAGCTGCTCGGCGGCCAGATCGCGTCTCAGGACGTGACTGTCAGCCCGGACGACAAGCTCGTCTCGGATGTGTTCGTGGCGGACGTTGACGAGGCCCTGTACGATGTCGAGGTCCGCTCGCCGTACACCGAGGCCATCGGTCGTGCTCTGGCCGAGCACTACGACGCGAATGTGGCTCGCGCGATCATCCTCTCCAGCCGCCAGGGCGCGCTCTTCACGGGCGACCAGGGTGGTTCGGCGCTGACGAACGCTGCCTACGCGACGGACGCCATCGCGCTCTTCGACGGCATCAGCCAGGCGAAGGAGACGATGGACGACAAGAAGGTGCCTGTGGACAGCCAGCCGCTCTATGCGATGCTGAAGACTGCTCCGTGGTATCTCCTCGCGCGCAGCGACCGCAACCTCGACCGTGACTACAACGGCGGGGCGGCGGACATCCGCAAGCACACGCTGACGACCGTTGATGACATCAGCGTCATCAAGTCGAACAACCTCCCGTTCGGCGCGGACGACACGGCGAACGCCAACATTCCGGCTGAGTACCGGGGCAACTGGACGACCACCATCGGTGGTGTCTTTACCCCCTACGCCGCTGCGACGGTCGTGGTCCAAGACCTCGGCTTCCAGATGGTGGATCAGCCCGAGAAGCAGGGCGTCCTGCTCATCGGTCGCCGCATGGTGGGCACCCGCCCGCTGCGGTCGAAGACGGCGGTCGAGCTGAAGACTGCGTAACTTCAAGAGACGGGGATGGGCTTCGGCCTGTCCCCGTTTTTTCCTTTTACCTGAGGAGCCTTGACGCATGGTGCTCGCCCCCATGACGACCCTGGAGGCTGTCAACCGGATGCTCGCCAGCATCGGCCAGGCCCCCGTGAATACCATCCCCAGCTCGGGGGTGGGCGATGCCGCTAAGGCGGCCCAGCAGCTCCTTGAGACCGCGCGCGATGTGCAGACGGTCGGCTACTGCTGGAACTCCGATACGAATTACACCCTCTCCCCGGACCCTGACGGCGCCATCCTGCTCCCTAACGGAACCCTGGATGTGGACGCCTCGGACCCTGGGACGAACCTCTCTGTCCGCCTCCACCCGGTGAAGAACCAGCTCGCCCTCTACGATGGCGACAATCAGACGTTCACGTTCACCGACGATGTGACGGTGGACATCGTCTGGGGTTTCGACTTCGACAGCCTCCCGCAGCCCGCGCGTGCGTACATCGCGACCGCAGCGGCCCGGAGGTTCCAGGCCCAGACGGTCTCCTCGGTGGTCCTCGACCGCTTCAATGAGGAGGACGAGAGCCGGGCCTTCATTCTGCTCCAGCGGTACGAACGCCGCTGCCGAGACACCAACAGTTTCCGGAAGAGCGCCTCCCTCCAGAAATGGACGAAGCGCCGCTTCTAATCCGACAAGGAGACCCTAGTGGCGCTCACTACGCGCACCCTGCCCGCGCTGATGAATGGCATCAGCAAGCAGCCTGCGATCCTAAGGTCACCGGACCAAACCGAGGACGAGGTCAACACCTGGGGCAACATCGCCACGGGGCTCGCCCGGCGCCCGCCGACGCAGACCGTGCGGAAGCTCGATGGCCTCACCCTCGGGGACGCCACGATCCACCACATCAACCGAGACATCAATGAGCGCTACCTAGTACTCATCGACGAGGGCCTGGTCCGCGTCTTTGACGAGGCCACGGGAGACGAGAAGACCGTCAACGCCCCGCTTGGGCTCGGTTATCTCGATGCCCCCGGCCCGAGCTACCGCGCACTCACCATCGCGGACTACACCTTCATCGTGAACACCGCGAAGACGGTGGGCCTCAAGGCCATTGGTGACGATGCGGTGGACCCCAATCCTGAGTGGCGCCTTCCTGGCGGCACGACCGCCGCGCACCTGTGGGGCCTCATCCAGGTCACCAAGGCGGGCTCGCGCACGCAGTACCGTCCGAACCTGGCCAGCCCCGGCACGATCACCGGCACGGTCCCGGATATGACCAAGCTCCCTGACCCCCCGTGCTCCGGCTGCGTCTATAAGGTCCTGGGCCAGCAGGAGACCTCGTTCGTCTCCTACTACGTCCGTGGCGATGGCGCGGTCTGGGACGAGACGGTCGCCCCAGGGCTACAGAACGCCCTTGACGAAACCACGATGCCCCATGTGCTGATCCGCGAGGATGACGGCACGTTCACCGTGGCGCCGTTCTCTTGGGCTCCCCGGCGCGTTGGCGACCAGGAAACCAACCCGCACCCGCCGTTCGTAAACAGGACGATCCGGGACGTCTTCTTCTATCAGAACCGCCTGGCTTTCCTCGTGGACGAGAGCGTCGTGTTCTCGGCTGCCGGGGACTACGGCGACTTCTACCGCCGCACGGTCCTCGACTACATCGACAGCGACACCCTCGCGGCTGCCGCCACGACCACCGATGTGGCCGTCCTCGACTACGCGGTCCCGTTCGCGGACGGCGTGATGCTGTTCTCACGCCAGCGCCAGCTCTCGCTTACCAACGGCGACAGTGGGCTCAGCGCCCACAGCCTCGCGATCCAGCCCGTGACCAAGTACGTCATGGCTCCTGAGGTGCGGCCCTCGCCGCTCGGCAGCCAGGTCCACTTCGTGACCGATGCCATCGGAAGCGCCGCCGTCCAGGAGTACACCCGGCTCGCCGGGGCGGACCCTACCGAGGCCGCCGATGTGACCGCTCACGTTCCAGGTCTGATCCCTCAAGGGGTCTCCCAGATCATCTCCGCCCCCGACCTCGATGCGCTCTTCCTCCTCGTGAGGAACGCCACCGACGCCGCCAACCGGGCTATGATGTACGCCTACCAATTCTTCTGGGACGGCGACAAGAAGCTCCAATCCGCCTGGCGGCGCTGGGACTTCGGTGACGGGACGCCCATCTCTGGCGCCTACCTCGACGCAGCCCTTCATCTCCTCATTGAGAGGCCGGATGGCTTCTTCCTGGAGAAGATCGACCTCTCCCCCAACGCGGTAAGCGCGGACCAGGAGCACCTCATCTATCTCGACCGGCAGGCCACCCTCACCGGGGTGTATGATGCCGGGACCGACACCACGACCTTCACGGCCCCCTTTGTGGTGGACCCGGACAAGGTCCAGCTCATCCGGAGCAGCACCACCACGACCCCGGAAAGCGCCATCTCGGGCGCCACGGTGGTCGGCTCAACGGTGACGGTGCCGGGCCAGGAGGACATCGGCACGGTGACCCTCGGGCACCTTTACGAGACCAAGGTGGTCCTCTCCCAGCAGTTCCCGGCTGACTATCAGGGGAACAAGCTGACGACCGGCAGGCTCCAGATGCACACCTTCACGGTTCGCCTGGAGGACACCGCCTACACCCGCGCGGTGGTCTATCCGTATGGCCTCGC